GGTCACCAATTAATCCATCAATAGGGCAGGGAGTTCCTGCATCCATCATAGCCTGAAATACTCTAGGGTCTTGGCACATAACAGATACCGCAGCGACCTTCATTCCCATATTATACAACTGTGTAGCGTTCTTAAGTTTCTCACAGTTCATGTCTCTTACTGTAGAACCAGCAGAGATACCAAGAATCTGTGTTTGAACTGCACCTGACACTCCAATAGTGCAAATGTCAGAGTTTGTTGTATTAATGGTAGGTGCGATAGCAGAGGGAGGAGCAGAGATTACTGTGTTAGTAGAGTCACTTGTACTGGTAACTGTGCTGGTAGTGGTATTCTCTGTAACGATTGGATCATTAGTGGAAGTTGTTTCTTCTGCATAAGCTGCTGTAGTCACGAACAACATAATGAAAGCAGCAAACAATTTTTTCATCATCGTGTTTGCCTTGGGTTAGTGTTTGTCTTATATTTATACATTTAGTGATTGACAAACAGAATCCAATGATATATAATACCCTTCTAAATGTAAAAGGAGTAACCATACATGGCCGTTCAAGTCAAGCAAGGCAATTCAAAAGCACACACCCGCACTTCTATTGGCAAGTCAAATAACTCACGACCCAAGAACAAGTCTAAGCGTCGTCAATGGAAAGCATACAACAAACAAGGGAAATAATTAATATGCCGTCTATTATGGATAAACTCAAAAAGAATTCAAAGTTGGATTCTGAGATTATTACCAAGTCAAAATACTATGGTAAGAAAGAAATGGCATCTACTGATGTGCCTATGATGAACGTGGCACTGTCAGGTTCTATTGATGGTGGTCTGTCACCCGGTGTTACTATTCTTGCTGGACCATCTAAACACTTTAAAACCAGTTTCTCTTTAAAGATTGCTTCTGCCTATATGCAGAAATATCCTGATGCAGTAATGCTGTTCTATGATTCTGAGTTTGGTTCACCACAGTCATACTTTGATATGTTTGATATTGATATGGAACGTGTGTTGCACTGTCCTATTACTAATATTGAAGAGTTGAAGTTTGACCTGACTAACCAACTTGAAAACATTACAAAAGGTGATAAGGTTATTATCGTTGTAGATTCGTTGGGCAACTTGGCTTCTAAGAAAGAAGTAGAAGATGCACTAAACGAAAAAGCAGTAGCAGATATGACCCGTGCCAAGCAGTTGAAGTCTGTCTTCCGTATTGCTACACCACACCTGAGTATGAAAGATATCCCGTTCATTGGTATTGCCCATACATATGATACACAGGAAATGTTTTCTAAGAAAGTTGTATCAGGTGGCACTGGTCTTTATTACTCTGCTGATGATATCTGGATTCTGGGTCGCAGACAGAATAAAGAAGGAACATCTATCGTTGGATATGACTTTGTAATCAATGTGGAGAAATCTAGATATGTCCGTGAAAAATCAATCATTCCTATCTCGGTTACTTGGGAAGGCGGCGTCGATAACTATTCTGGTCTACTTGATGTTGCTCTGGCGGGAAAGTTCGTTATCAAACCTTCTAACGGCTGGTATTCAAAAGTTGACCCGGAAACAGGTGAAGTCGAAGACAAAAAATACCGTGCAAAAGAGTTGACAAAAGACTTCTGGGATGGTATTATTAACACCACTCAATTTAAAGAGTTTACAGAAAACAACTTTAAACAGGGTGGCAGTTCTAACATTGAAGTGGTAAGTGAAGATGAACTTGAAGAGTGACCTAAAAGAGTTTGAACATTGGCGTCTAGTTGGTGTAACTGGTGCCAGTGTTGGCGATAAGATTTTGGATTGGGGTATTCAACTGCTAAATGATGACCAATACAAAGATACAATTCTTATCTTTGGTGAGATTTCTTTTGAACCTAATGAAGATGATGATACAGCAGAAATGAGTTTCGAGTATGAAGTATTCCATTCTCCTAACCATGATATTGTCAAAGGGACTGATGAGTTAAATCAAATCGCTGGGGATGTTATAGTAGCAGCCTTGGAAAAGTCTATTGAAGAAGGAAAGGCAGTATTTAATGAGCGAGAATCTGAACAAGACGATACTTCGATCACTCTTAACTAATGAAGAGTATCTTAGGAAAGTTGTTCCTTTTCTGAAACCCAACTACTTTGAAGGTTCCCTTAAGGTTATCTTCAAGCAGGTTGCTGCATTTGTAGACAAGCACAATACACTGCCTACTCTGGAAGCATTCCGCATTGACTTAGAACAGAATGAGAAGGTATCTGATGATATGTTCACTGAAGTCTCTGCTTTGCTTCCAGAGGTGTTTTCTCCTGTAGACATTGATCAAGACTTTCTACTAGAGAAGACAGAGAACTGGTGTCAGGACCGTGCTGTTCATATTGCTGTCATGGAAGCTATTAATATCCTTGATGGTAAAAGTGAGACTATGACCAAGAATGCTATTCCTGATATTCTTTCTGAAGCATTAGGAGTAGCATTTGATACTAATATCGGTCACGATTATATTGACAATGCAGAAGATCGTTTTGAGTTCTATACCCGTGTAGAAGACAAACTACCATTTGATATTGAACTACTCAATAAGATTACCAAGGGTGGTTTGCCTGATAAGACATTGAACATTGCTCTGGCTGGCACAGGTGTAGGTAAGTCCCTATTCATGTGTCATGTCGGTGCTAATGCTTTGCTGCAAGGCAAGAATGTTCTGTATATTACTATGGAAATGGCAGAGGAACGTATTGCAGAACGTATTGATGCTAACCTGCTAGACATTCCTATTGATCAGTTAGATAAAATGCCAAAGGCTATGTTTACTGAGAAGGTTAATAACCTTGCCAAGAAAACTGTAGGTAAACTAATTGTCAAGGAATATCCTACTGGTTCTGCTCATGTTGGACACTTCAGAGCATTGCTTAAAGAGTTGAAACTAAAACGTTCTTTCATTCCTGACATTATTTTTATTGACTATCTGAACATCTGTTCTTCATCTCGTATGAAGTCTATGGGTGGAGCAATCAACTCCTATACCTACATCAAAGCTATTGCTGAAGAACTTCGTGGTCTTGCTGTAGAGTTTGGTGTTCCTGTTCTGAGTGCTACACAGACTACCCGTTCTGGTTATGGCAACTCTGATCCCGGTCTAGAAGATACATCAGAATCATTTGGTCTTCCTGCTACAGCAGACTTGATGTTTGCTCTAGTATCTAACGAAGAACTTGATCAGTCTGGTCAGATTATGGTAAAGCAACTGAAGAACCGATACAATGACCCTAATAAGAATAAACGTTTTGTAGTAGGCATAGATAGATCAAAGATGCGACTATATGACGTTGAACCATCAGACCAGACCTTAGTAGATGATGGTATTCCTGTATTTGATAAAACCCCTGCTGGTGCAGAAGATAAATTTAAAGGCTTTAAGATATGAGCAAATCAACAAAGTCTGAGTTTTATATAGACAGGGTTGATAAAAACACAATCAAAGACCTTTTATACACTCACCATTATTTAAAAGATGAATCTCAAGATTTTAGGTCTGGATGGAATTATGGACTGTTCAAAAGAAATGAATGGTCCGACTTCCTGCGTGTAGGAGAGTGTCTTGGGGCATGCGTATTCAATAATATTACAGGAAAGAACTTTGCTCTTGGAGCATTTGGAATTCCTGACACAGACCAAGAAGGTCTCTATGAACTAACTAGACTTTGTATTGAACCAAACTTACAGAAAGAAGAGTATAACATTACATCTTGGTTTCTTAGCAAATGTATCAAACGGTTTCGTCAAGATACAGATGTAAAAGTTATCCTTAGTTATGCTGATAATAACCATCATAAAGGAACAATATATAGAGCATGTAACTTTACTTACTATGGTTTGACTGACTATAAAACAGACTTTTGGAAAAAACTACCTGATGGATCATTTAGAAAAGTTAGTCATGGCCCTGTGAAACATTTAGAAGGTGAGTGGCGACCTAGAAGTCAGAAGCATAGATTCTTACTGGTCTATGACAAACAACTAAAACAGCAACTAAAATTAAAAGAACAAACTTGGCAAAGTATTAAAGAGGATATTTAAATATGAACCAAACCGTACTCCCTGTAGCAATCACTTCCTCACTGGTCAATGCCTATCAAGATGGCAGTGGCAAGAAAATGTCTGCCCAAGACATTATTGGATACTGTGCTAGAATTTCTAATCCAGATAATCAAAACAATGCTGAAAATGGTAAACTACTGAAATACTTGATTGATAACAAGCACTGGTCCCCATTTGAAATGGTTGATATGGTTCTTGAAATTAATACAACACGGGATATTGCACGGCAAATTCTGCGCCACCGTTCATTTTCATTCCAAGAGTTCAGTCAACGGTATGCTGATCCGACTAAAGACCTTGCAGTCTATATGCGTGAAGCACGGTTGCAGGATACTAAGAACCGTCAAAACTCTGTAGAGACGGATGATGTTGGACTACAAGCATGGTGGGATGCACAGCAGAAGTTTCTGACAACTCATTCCCAACGTATCTATCGGGAAGCACTTGATAAAGGTATTGCCAAGGAACAGGCTCGTGCTGTTCTACCTGAAGGTAATATGCAATCCCGCATGTATATGAAAGGTAATGTGCGTTCTTGGATTCACTATTGTGAACTTCGTGCTGGTAATGGCACACAGAAAGAGCATCGTGAAATTGCTGTCAAGTGTGCAGAGATTCTAAAGAACCATTTGCCGTTCCTGAAGCCTTGGTATAAGGAGTTGACTGGTGCCTAAAGTATTAATCTCTGAGTATTGGATTCAGGATAATGGTGGAGTTGTTCGTGTATATAAGAACGGTTCTGCCTATGAACTGATTGCAGAAGAAGATGATGGCACAGTCTTCCTCCATTCTAAAAATATTCCACGGTTAGAAACAGCAGAGAACCGGGCAGAAGAAATTGCTCTCTTAGTATAATGGATAGGAAGGAGGCTGCACGTTTATTCTGGTCAGTCAAAGGGTATCTAATGCCTGATGACTGGTCAGATGAAACCATTAAAGGTATGGTGCGCAGTTACACTAAACGAGTCTGGTATAATCATGAAGCAAATGATGTAGGTTTCGAAGAGGCATGGGCAGAGAAACATAAAATTCGAAACGATAGTTGAAAAAAATATGAAAAGGAGGGTTGACATTGCCCTCCTTTTTTATTATATTAAGTATGTAAGTTGATGAAAGAGAGATTGATATGATTAACGCAACGACACTCAAAGCTATCCGTAATGCTGACTCTGAAACTCTGAACGCAATGATTCATGAAATCAATGCACGTCGCCGAACTGTCAACCGAAAAATCAGCGGTAAGTTTACCGTAGGTCAAATGGTTGAGTTTAACACCAAGAAAGGTTCCGTCGAGCGTGGTGAGGTTGAAAAGATCAATCGCAAGTCTATTAGTGTTCGGACTGCTCCCCTTGTTCGTTGGCGTGTAGCACCAAGTCTGCTGCGTGCAGCGTAACATAAATGCAACACTGTCTTACTGATGTGAAAAAAGTTCATTTTGTTGTTTACATTCACATCAGTAAGTTCTATAGTCTATATGTAAGTTGATGAAAGAGAGATTGATATGACCGAGAAAAAGTTCCAGTTCGCAGTTAACCTTCCTGCCATGAATGCAAAAGAGATTGGTATGCGTATCATGTGTGTAGATATGGCAGAAGTTGCCATGAACGTTAATCGACTCGTTGGTCGTAATGATGAAATCTTCTACACCATCGAAGAGCAGATGGACGGTCCATTCCTGACCCACGAAGATTTGGGTCGTGAAACTAATCCTTGGCAACACCTTTAAAGGAGATTATATTATGGGTATGATGAAAGACTATGTGATGGACTTGGAAGAGCAAGTTTGGGATGAAGTTGCAGATGTTATTGCTGAAAGTGATGATATCGCAGAAGCCCTTGAGCAAGGTATGGCAATTGCCAAGAATTTTGACCTTGACAATCTTGTCGGGGTGCAGTATATTACTGACACTATCCATGAAATGTGGAATGATTTTTGGTCTGCACAGGAGATTATATAATGAATGCATATGTTGCTGAAACCTACCTTTCTTACAACAAAAAGTGGATTGAGTTGAAAACTCTTTCCACTTTGTCTGAAGCAGAAGAGTTTCTGTGTGAACACTTTGATAGTATTGTTACATCATTGGATAATGGTGATTGTGGTGATATGTCTGTTGAAACTATGATGAAGAATTGGGGAAAAAAGTTCCGTATCACAGAAATGGAGGTTGTGTAATGTTATCAAATAAAGACAAGAACCCTTGGGTTCCAAAGACCATGTTTCTACTGTGTATGGCAGTAGCACTTGGATTTTTTGTAGTAGGAGTAATGCTGTGAATAACTATAAATTTATGACTGATGAAACGTAAGGACAAGACGATAATGGAACACGTAACCTACGACAATATGAGCAACTTTATTAATGATGATATTCGTATGCGAGCAGCAAAATTCGCTGCTAACAAACTTGGTGTTTACGCAGGTGAAATCTTGTCAAATTCAGACTTAATGAAAGCAGCAGCAAAATTATTTTGGGACCATTACTTTGATAGTGAGGCGGAACTATGAGTATCCGAAGTCAACTTTTTGTTGTAGCACTACTCAGTATTTTTGTGGTGACTCCTATTCTGTTTGTGTTTATGGGTCTACTTGGAGTTCTTATCAACGCTGTTTGCACCTATATAATCTTTGACAAATATTGGAATGAACTATGAGCAATCAACGATCAGGCAACACCTACCGTGCTGCTGCTAACGATAACAGTGGTATGGGGACACTGCTGTTCTTCAAGTCTGCTGTAGAAGCATTGAACGGTGCAGGGTATGATGATGCAGCATTTTACTTTGAACAGGTTGTAGACCATCTGCGAGATGGTGGTAGTCTCCCTAAAGACAAACGTGAGACTGAAAAGGTCTTGGGTTTGTAGACTGCGCAACTCCTTGAAGTTAAAAATAAGTAAACTTAGGGGGAGTCTTGCACTCCCTTTCTTTTTTAGATATATACATTGTATAATATATTTGGAGTTATCATGAGTAGAATCTTAGTAGTTGATGATGTATATACTGATAAAGAAATAAAAGAAATTGAACTAGATTACCACAGATATTTTCCTTGGTATTATGCACATGGTAGTGAGTTGGAAGATAATAGTATAACTTTTTTTGTTAATGATAAACGTTCTAAATGGACTAAAAATTTAGAACCTACTTTATTTGAGGAATTTTATAGAACTAAGCAACTACTATCCGATTTCCAAATGGCATCTAAGGTCAGAGTAAAAAGTGTATCACGTTCATATTTAAATGGACACACATATGGATTAGACGGAAGTTGGCATGTAGATGATGATTTAGATAATACGGATAAATTTTTATACTACACAATTTTGTATATGATGAATTCAGGTGATATTGATGGAATAGGTGGATTTGAATATATTGATCCTGATGTACCTAAAGTCCAAAATATTGATTTTAAATCAGGTAGGTTTATTATGTTCCCTTCTGAGTGGGAGCATAGAGGGTTATCCACAACTGTTAAAAATAAAATGAGAGTAACTTTAGCATATAAAAAATGTGAAGTTGAATTTTTATAAATATATCTAAATAAACTTAATCTTATGGGATAACTAATGGCAGTACAACAGGGGTTTCAGTACGAAAAAAATGCTGCTGATGTGCTGAAGCAGTTTGATATAGTTCCAAAAAATTTTAATCCAGCTGGAGCTGGTTCTGACATTCCAGATTTGATGATTCAAAAAAATGGGAGACAGACAGGTTGTGAATTGAAAATTTCTGCTGCATCTGCTGGCTCTATTGCAATGTATTGGAATAATGGTAACTGGAAGATTGGTAAAGATAATGAGACTGATGATGAAAAACTTTTTGTTATGGAACTTGCTAAAGAAGTGGGTGTAATTGATCAGATTAAAGAGCAATGGGTAGATGATCCATTAAAGTTTACAAAGAATAAAACACTTCTTGAAGGTATCAAGGGGTTGGGAAAAAGAGAAATATATACAGCAGAAAAGGCAAGATTTGCTGATGTAAGAGGTGACATTTCTGCAACAAAAATTGAGGAATATTATAAAAAGAAAAAGACATATTATGTAAATGTTGGCACTCATGGTTTCTATCTGTTAGGTAATAGTAACCCATTGGGATTACAGAATATTCCTAGATTTGGTTCTTCTGCTAAAGCGGTGTATAGAGCTAGAGTACAGGCAAAGGGTGGAGGTGCTTATCAATTTACGTTTGAGATGAATTTTTCTATTGCATCTGTGAACAAATCACCATATAATATAGCACCTGTTAAGAGCAAAAGAGATGTTAACATAGATACAAGTGCCTTAGAGTTAGGGTGGTTTACAAAATAAGTATAAATATATCTAAACAAACTTAATCTCATGGGATAACTGATGGTTAATAGATACTTTGATAACTCACAATTAGCAGAAGCAGTCCGCATTGCTAGTGGTCAAACTAAAGGTGTTTCTCACATCAATAAGTTTGGATTTGGTGCAGCAACTACTAATTCATACACTGTTTGGGATGGTGATAGTGATTATGCCTATCCAAGCACTGCTACTACAGCAACAGTAACAACATCTCTTGCTGATTCTGGATTTCAGGTTTTGG